CAACGAGTATAAATAGATGTATAGGGGTAGGGAGACTTACCCCTTTACATAACAAAATGAGGAGGGCATTATGCCAACAACAACCGCAAATTTAAATATGACAATGGGAACAGATTCATCAAGTGCTCCATTGTTACACGAAATTCTAACCAAAGTAAACAACGCAAAAGACAAACCAGCAAAGATTGCTGTATTAAAGAAGAATGACTCTGTACCTTTAAGACAAGTTTTAAAAGGTGCATTTGACCCTAATATTAAATGGGCATTACCTGAAGGTACACCACCATACAATGAGAATGACGCACCAGCAGGTACTGAACATACAACACTACACCAAGAAGCCAGAAGACTATGGCACTTTGTTGAAGGTGCAGATCAAAAACTTTCTAAATCTAAAAAAGAAATGATGTTTATCCAAATGCTAGAAGGCCTACACAAAGATGACGCTAAACTTTTAATATCAGTTAAAGAGAAAGAACTGAACAAAGTATATAAAGGTTTAACTGATTCTGTCGTTAAAGACGCATTTAGATGGAACGAAGAATACAAAACCTTCTAATATCATAAATATTATAGAGTGATTCTATAAAATTCAACTATAGGGTGCATGACAGAATGTCGCACCCTATTAACCCATTGATTTATCTACATTATTTGTCCATTTTTTGCTTGTTTTATACACAGGATTGTGTTATATTTAAGTATGAAAACAACAAAAAAGGAGACTATACTATGTCAAAAGTAAAACAATGGGCTGAAGATACAGCTGAACAAAAAGTTGATACTATTATAGGTCAGTTAACATCTGGCGAAATAGATAGATCAACAGCTAAATCTAAAATTATGAAAGTTGATAATTTAGAATTAGTAGGAATTGATGAACACAATATTGATGAAGTTATTTACGAGGCTCATGCTAATGCGTAAATCATTTTTCATATTATTTTTGTTATTCATCTATACTTGGTCTTGGTCTATATTCAACGTTGCCAAGGCTGATGATTATAACACGGCTGTTATTAGTCACGTTATATCAGAAAAGATTAAAGGCACAAATATTGATACATCATATATTATGGAACAAGAAATAGAAAAACTTGCCCATAAGTTTATGATTGATTCAGTTACTATATTACAGGCATACCTGCCTCAAATACTAGAAGGTATCGCTGCTGATTTAAGATTACAACTTGACGAGAAATATAAGGAACAAATTTTAAATGGTAACAACTAGAAAATCTAAAGCACTTAAACTAAAAAGAAAACTTAAAAGAGAGCTGTCTGGTAAACGTAAATATCTTACAACTTACAAAGACATAAAAACTTATTTCAAGTTATTCAATTCAGCACTATTTGATAGTAAACTTTCACCTTTTGGTCAAGTAGAAATCAAAGACCTAAAAAGACAAAAATGTATAGGTCAAGTTGTTGTATTAGAGTGGAAAAGAGCAGGTACTAGATTGTACAAACTAGAGATGTTACCTTCTTATCCGAACAAAAAAGATTTCTTGGATACACTAGTCCATGAAATGGTACATTTATATCAAATGCAGAATTTAGGCGATACAGGTAACCACAATGACTTATTCTGGTCCTTTGAACCTAAAGTAAACTACATCGGTTTACGATTATAAAAGAAAGTTATATTATGAGAGGTGAGAAAAATCATATTGACGAGTGGTTACAAAAACAAATAAAGAATGGTATTACTATTATTGATAAAGTATTAAACAATAATATTAATGAGTGGGAATTGTATTACACAGGTCATCTACAAAGAGATATACTAACAAATTTCCCAGGCAGAACTAGTAAAAAGATTTTCAAAGGTTATAGAAACCATTTGAACAATAACAACCTTGTGTTTATACAAAAGAAGTTTGAAGAACACGGTTATGAATATTATGTAAAGAGAGGTATATAATGAAACTATTGAAAAAACATAAAGAGATATTAAACGAATTAATCAAAGGTAAAGGTTACTGGAAAACACCAACCGTACCTAAAGATTACAAAGACAAAACAAGTGTGCTAGATACACTTGTGCCATTGTACTTAAAAGGCTTATTGACGTTTCAAAGACAATATGACATACCACTAATCGGACCTAGTAACGAACACATGGTTAGATTTAAATGGTATGATGTTATGATTGATAAAAAGAAAACAATAAAAGATTTAAAAAAGGTGGTAAAAGATGGGCAAATCATATAATTGGCATAAACTATTAGAGAAGACTTGGTTATATACAAAGATATTTTTTGTTGTACTGGCATTATGCGTTGCTGCTTATGCCTACGGCACATACAATCCTAACAAAACAGCAAAGGCTGTAGTAAACGAAGAGCTTGATCTATTCTATATGAAAAAAATAGAAGAAATGGATCTACAAGAGCCTGAATTTACATACCATAATGATATTCAATTCATACGTGCTATGCACAAATGTATAAACTATATTAATTTCACGTTACCAAAAGATCAAAGAGTACCATACGAGATGATTATAGGTCAGGCTGCGTTAGAGTCTGGTTGGGGTACTAGTAGATTTGCTTTAGAGGCAAACAATCTATTTGGTATAAGAACATGGAATAAAGATACTCCACACCTCATACCAGAAGGCATAACAAAATGGCCAGGTTGGGGTGTGAGAGCTTTCGCTAGTAAATGCGATAGTGTTAAAGAATATGTAAGATTGCTAAACAACCATAATGCTTACAAAGATTTTAGAGTGTTAAGACAAAAGATGTTAGATAAAAATCTACAACTTGACTCTTTTCAACTTATCAAAACTTTAGATAAGTTTTCTACTACACCAGATTATGACAAAAGAGTTATAAGAATGATAAAGAAAATAAGAAAACTAGAGGAGAACAAATGACGTTAGAGCATGGTTTGTTAATGGGTTTCATAGGATGCTCAGTAACATTTATTGGTTTCTTCATTGCATATATGGTGGCAAGTAATCATGTAACAAAGAAGAATAAACCAAAAGAAAAAGGTCCTGTTTCAGACCTTATGAAAACAATATATGGAGAAGATTGTCAATGAATTATGCACAATCAGAAAATCACAAAAGAAACGTAAGAGTTTTAGCAGAGGGCGCTCAAGGCAAAAAGATGACACGTAAGGTTGACTTATGGGAATACGAGTCGCTTGCAGAATGTATTAGAATGGATCAAGTACCTGCTGAAGAAATTGCAGAAATATTTACTGATAAAGCGTACTATAAATGGTATAAAAAGAAGTATTTTACAGCTTGACATTGCAGTAAAATTGATATATAATAGACCCTATGATACACGAAGAAGACTTAAAAAGACAAGAAGACCCAAAAGTTAGAAGATTAAAGTTATTAGCAAAAGCATGTGCTAATGCTCAACTTGACTCTTTCAAAAACTTATGGTATAATAAACTAATGCAACTTGCTAAACAATACAACATGACGGACTATGTTATGAGAAAGCTGATACACTAATGAATATATTTTACGTTGACAAAAATCCTGTTACAGCAGCCAAGATGATGTGTGATAAACATATTATTAAAATGATACTTGAGTCTGCTCAAATGCTATGCACAGCAAAACGTGTGCTTGATGGCACAGAATATTTTGATACTACAAAGAATGGTCGTAAGATAAAAAGATGGCGACTAGAAAATCCTAACGAAGAAGCAATCATATACAAAGCAGGTTGGCTCAAACACCCTAGTACACAATGGGTTATGAAGTCAGCATACAATTACATATGGTTGTTTAATCACTTTATGGCTCTTAACCAAGAATACAAATTAAGATGGCAGAAAAATGTTAATCACGTTTCCGTAGATAAACTTGCTGAACTATTAAAACACCCACCTAAAAATGCACCATTGAATGTGATAGGCACAGACGCTGACCCAGCAATGCCTGACCATTGTAAGATTGCAGGTGATGTTGTTGGCTCATACAGAAAGTATTACATACTTGAAAAGAGAAGATTTGCCAAGTGGGAAAAACATGGTGCAGTTATGCCTGATTGGTACAAAGAAGGTATCGCTGAACATGATAAAAGAACGAATACAGAGCAAGGGTGATGACCTTAAAATGTTGCAAGGCCATGATAGACTTGCATATCTCATTGACATTGCCAAAGACGTAGAATCATTACCACAAGAAGTAAAAACAGAAACAAATAGAATACGAGGTTGTGCTAGTAATCTATGGTTGATTGGTGGAGCAAAAGAAGATAATACAATGATATATAAAATAGACGCTGACGCATTTATAACAAAAGGCACAGCGAAGTTAGTAACAGACCTAGTCAATGGTTGTCCTAGAGATGAAGTGGCTGCTCTTACTATAGAGGATTTCTTACCTTTAGGTGTTAGAGAACTACTTACAATGCAAAGACAGAATGGATTAGGATCATTAATACAAAGGATAGTAGATATAGCAAATACTAAATAGCAATATGAATAATGTAAGAGATTTTATACAATTAAATATGAACTTTTTGAATGATATTCAAAGTTACCATTGGCAAACAGAGTCATTTTCTGAGCATGAAAGCACAGGTGAATATTATGAAAAGTTTAGTAAATTAAATGACGAGTTTGTAGAAACATGGCAAGGCAAAACAGGCACAAGAATTAACTTTAGTGCTGAATTAAGACCTGGCATAATGAACTATGCTGATAATAGTCAGGTTAGAGGTGAAGTACAAAAACAAGTTGCTAGAATAACAAAGATAGCAGAAAATAGCAAAGTAAAAGGTCAAATGGATTTAGAAAGCATACTAGAAGATATGCTTATGGTAACTAACCAATTGATGTTTCATCTAACATTAAAATAATGCCTACATACACATTTACAAATACAAAAACTGGTAAAGAATTTACCGAGATGATGACCATTGCTGAAATGGAAAGCTATCTAAAGAAAAACAAGCACATAAAACAAAATATATCTGGCATAAGAATTGTTGCAGGTGTAAGTGGTCAAAGTTATAGAAGTGATAGTGGTTGGAAAGAAGTACAATCAAAGATAGCAGAAGCACACCCAATGAGTGCTCTTGCAAAAGAAATGGGTACAAGATCAACAAAACAAATCAAAACAGAGCAAGTAGTTAAAAAGCATAGGGCTAGACAAAATGCAAAAAATAAATAATATAGGGGTGCAGAGCGAGCAACTGAACAACAACGGTCGTATACCTGAGTCTAATAAGTCAATCCGCTCATTGCACCTACCTAAACAAGGAGAAAACTAATGGCAGACATACCTGATTTTATGAGGGAGTTTGATACCGATATAGATTATGGTTTTACTCCTGTATCAAAGAAACCAGCTGACGACACGCCAGCAATAGACCCAAAGGTTGTAGAAGACTCTAATTTAGAGATTGCAAAAGTCAAATCAGATGTAGGCGATATAAAGTCTATGATGAATGAGATTATGCAGATTGTAGCAGAGAAAGATTCTGTTAACAAAGAGATACAGGACGCTGACGTATCGGCGAGATTCAAAGAGATTGAAAAGACTATACTACCGTTTTTGTATAATCTTTCAAAAACCAATGAACCTTATATACATTGGCCTAATAGAGGACCAATCATCAAGGCTCAGATGGATAAAATACTAAAACTTACAAGGGGATAATATGTTAGAGATAAAAGCTCATCATAAAGAATTAAAACGAGCGGTGAATGAAGTTGAAAAGAAAAGATCACAAGACAGATCAAATAAACTATGGTACGATTTAAGAACCTTAAAGAAAATAAAACTAAATGCAAAGGATAAATTAAATGCAACTAAGCAAAAACTTTTCGCTTAAAGAGTTAACCGCTTCACAAACAGCAGATAGACATGGTATCAGTAATAATCCAAGTGAAGACCACATGGATAATTTAAAGAAACTATGTGATAATGTTCTACAAAAAGTTAGAGATCATTATGGCAAGGTAGTATCAGTATCTAGTGGGTACAGATCGCCAGAGTTATGTGTGAAGATAGGATCATCAATGAAGTCACAGCACGCTAAAGGCCAAGCTGCGGACTTTGAAATCTTTGGAATTGCTAACGCTGATTTAGCAAAATATATTATTGATAATTTAGATTTTGACCAACTGATTTTAGAGTTTCATAATCCAGAAGAACCTAATAGTGGGTGGATTCATTGCTCTTATAAGAACAAAGAAGAAAACAGAAAACAAGTATTGAGAGCCTACAGAAATGATGATGGTAAGACGGTATACGAACCGTATGACCCTAGTTGAGCTGTTGAACGTCTTAACAATGACAAAATAGAAGAGCAAAACAAGATTATAGACGCCTATATGCAGAAAGGTATATAGCTTGACAATCTTGTAATAATCTGATATAATGATTATATAAATTATACGGAAAGGTATATTATGTTTAAACATGTTAAATTGAATGAAGAAGTATTGCCTAAAAGTTTAGGTGTGAAAGGTAAAAATCAAAACGGTATAAGATATTATACTATTGATGGTGTTAATATGCCTTCCGTTACATCAATACTAGGTCAGATACCTGAAAAACAAGCAGGTCTACAGGCATGGCGAAATGCAGTTGGTGAGAAAATGGCTAACTACATATCAACGTCTGCTGTTAATAGAGGTAAAACAACTCATACCTTAATTGAGAACCACCTAAAGAACGAAGACAAGAAGTCAGTAGGTATAACTGCTGTTACACCACTAGGTCTTTTTAGAATTATAAAACCATATCTTGCTAGAATAGATAACATACATTGCCTAGAAGAATATCTATACTCAAAAGAGATAGGTGTTGCAGGTCAAGTAGATTGTATTGCTGAGTATAGAGGTAAACTATCAGTTATTGATTTTAAGACCTCTACAAAACAAAGGGATGCTAATTACAATTATGCTAACTTTTTACAGACATCTGCCTATGCAAAAATGTATGAAGAGCTATACCCAAACCAGAAGATAGAGCAGACCGTTATATTAGCCACGTGTGAAGACGGTTTTGTACAAGAGTGGATACATACTGAAGACAAAATCAAAGAACACCAAGAGAAGTTTTATAAGCACACCCAGGAGTTTTTTGAAAGAAATAATATAAATAGTTAGACCAAAAGGTCAACTATGAAAAAACTATTATTACTAATAACACTATTATTCGCTACAAGTACATTTGCTGAAGAATTAGAGAAGTACGATTTTCAATGGATGCACGTGCCAGTAGTTTGTGGTACAACAGCAGAGGTAACAAGATACATTGAAAATAACAATTTCAAATTAGAAAGTGTATCTATGGGTAGAGCTGGTGCTTCAGAAACAGGCGATCCTGCTTATTTTGTTGCATATTATTTAAACGAGAAAGGCGATCAATCTGTTGCTGCTATC